CCGATCGGGCGCCAACCCGCCGGGAAATTGGTTCCTATGAGCGGGCCCGGGCGCGCGCCGCGGCCGCTTTCGGGGAACGCGTTGCGGACGGGCTCCGGGCGGATGCGGCGCCGCGCGCGGTCCTCCGCGCGGTCCGGGGCGCGATGCCGTGGACGTGGCGGACGGATCCGTCAATCATGGGCCGCGCCGCGCGCCGCGTGGCCTACCGCGCGGCCCTGGCGCGGCGCGCCTAGCTTTCCGGGATAGGCTCCGGGCGGAATCGGGCCCGCGCCGCTTGGCGCGTGGCCCTTTTCTGTCTGCAGAATGCACAACGCGGCGGGCGGATTGCGCAACGGGCGCGCGGGCCGCGTCAATCATGCGGCCCCTACGCGCGCGCGCCCGCGCCCGACGGCCGCGGCCCTGGCGCCCTGGCCCCTTGACCCTCGCCCCCTGGCGATCGCCCCATGGCGGGCCCCGCATGCGGCCCGTTTCGGCCATCGATCGGCCCGTTTCGGCCATGCGGGCGCAGGCCCAGACCGCGGCGCCCTGGACGGCCGGGCCCTGAACCGTGGCGCCCTGAACCGCGGCGCCCTGAACCGTGGCGCCCTGGACCGCGGCGCCCTGGCCGGCCATCGTTACCTTTCTTCCTAGGTAGAAACCCTGTGTCGAATGGACACAGGGTTTCCCCTGTGTCGAATGGATACAGGGTTTCCCCTGTGTCGAATGGATACAGGGTTTCCCCTGTGTCGAATGGACACGCACGGCCGGACACGGTGCCAGGATCTGCAAACGGGGCCCAATGGGCTCGAAGATCGGCCACGGCAGAATTGGCCAGGAATGGGCCGGTTTAGCCGATCGTTGCGCCTTTTCGCTTGGCAGGTCTTGTTGAACTTGAGCAGGTTTTGCAGGTTTTTGCAGATTGTTGGAAGGGGTAGGCATCTGTGGGCAGAATGGAGCAGGTTTGGTGGCCCCAGGTCTTGGGGCGGCCGGCAGCACCTCCGATTTCACCCTCCCGCAAACGGAGGGGGCCTTGTAACCCCTTGTCTCCCAAAGGGTTCTTAACCTTCTTAACCTCTGAAATGCAACTTAGGGAGGTTAAGCAGCTGTAACTTGTTGTGCCGCAAGGGGTTCTTAACCTCACTTAACCTTCTTAACCTTTTCGGGGGGTGTCACCATAAATTGGAAAACGCCCAGGGGAGGGCGCGCGCTTTCCAGAAGATGTATAGTAGAGAGAGGTTAAGGAGGTTAAGGAGGTTAAGAACTACTTACAAACAAATAACTTACACTGCTCGACCTCACTCAACCTTCTTAACCTCCCCGACGACGTGTCTCCCCTGGGCCCAAGCAGCGACACGTCGACGCCAACGCGTCGCCGCCGGCGCCGCTTTCGGGCTTGACTCGACCCTGTGCCCCTCCGATATACTTGTGTGACACATTCGCCCCGAGGGAAGGAGCCCGACCGGTGACCAAGGCCCAAAGGCAGTTCCGCATCGACCTCGCGGAGACCTACCGCTACGCGCGCCTCGCTGACCACTTCACCTACGGCCGCCTCTACAACGACCAGGGATGCTGTCTCGTGGGCCTCCCGACGACCCCCGTGGAGCCTGCCCCTCTCTCGTACTGGCGCGCCCGGCGGGAGGTCGCCCAGCACCTGGGGATCCACGTGCGACAGCTGTCGCACCTCGTCTGTGCGCACGACGACGCGGCCCGCGACGACGTCCAAGCCGCCCTCGACGAGCTGGCGTCCGCATGAACCCCGAGCGCCTGGAGCGCGTCGGCGCCGCCCTCCTGCTGGCGGAACACGCCGCCTACCAGCGGGATTCCGCGCTCGCAATGTACCGCGTGCCGTTGCTCGCGTCGCGCTTGACAATCCCGCCGGCGACCCGGTAGGATTGTGTCACACGAGTCTTTCAAGGCCCGGAGGTCCATTAAAATGCCCGGCAAGACGAAGTCCAAGCGGCAGGTCGGGTACCTCCTGGGCGACAACAGCCCCCTCACCCCGGCGCAGAAACGTCGGCTCAAGGGGGAGCTGCACGCAGGTGAGGTGAAGGTCCGTCCGAAAGGCAAAAAGAAGTGATCTGGATCCTGTTCCTGGACCTCTTCTGGTGGCTGCGCTAGGGCGCTGACACAGAAAGGACAACTCGATGCCGGACCCCTCGCTCCGTGTCTACAAGGAGCGCATCGTCTTCGTCGGCCCTGGAAAGCTGCGCGACGGTGAACAGCACGCGGCGCACCCCGACGTCATGGGACTCCTTCTGCGCGGGAAGGACGAGCCGAACCGCGTGGAGCTGTGGCTGCGGGCCGCGGACGGCAACTCGGACTCGGAGGGGCACAGCGTGTTCATCCCGATCGAGATGGTGAAGACCCCCGACCAACTGCACCCCGGCGCCCGCGCCGCGGTGAACTGGAGGTTGACCTGATGGACGAGATCCTGGCCGCCATGCACCGGAAGCTGGTGGAGGACGCCTACAGCCACGGCGCGACGCAGGCCGAGGCGGAGCTGGTCGCCACGGCCTGCACTCGCAAGCCCGAGTTCCGCGCGCTCGCGGCGGCGATCGCCGAGGTGTTCGCCCCGAGGCTCATGTGAAGCGCTACCTATTCTTCGGCCTCCTGCTCGGCCTCCTGCTCGCGCCCGCCCAGAACGACCGCGAGTCGTCCACGGGCCAAGGGTCCCCGACCGCGTCCGGCAGCTGCGCGCCCGCGCCGTCGGCGCCCCCGGACAGCACCCCCGCGGATTCGGCGGAGGTGGCGAAGTGAGGTACACCTGGACCTGGATCCTGTGGCTCGGCGCGTTTCTCGTGGCCGAGGGGCTCGCGCTCGTGAACAAGAAGCCCGGCGACACACTGAGCGAGCACGCGTGGAAGTGGTTCGCGGTCAAGGATGAGGAGGGCCGGAAGAACAAAGCGTGGCGCCTGCGCCGCGTGGCAATCACCGGCTTCCTCGCGTGGCTCCTCGTGCACATCGGGTGGGGCGTATGAGTGACAACCTCCCCGCCCCGCAGCAACCGAACCCGCGCGCCCTGGTCGAGTCCCTGGGCGAGGAGGCCCTGGTCGACTTCCTGGGCGTCGACTCGGAGCGCAAGCCGTACGTGCGGTTCACGCCGGAACGGCAGGTCCTGTACCTGCGGTACCTGATTCGGTGTGGACGCCGCGGGGAGGCGGCGCTGGTGGCGGGGGTCTCGTACGAGACGATGCGCCGCTTGCGGTCGGTCGACAAGCAGTTCGCGCGGGCCGAGGAGGCGGCGCTGGAGCTGCACAACGACATGGTCCGCGCGCTGATCCTGGACCGCGCGGAGAACGGGCAGGTTGAGGAGACGTGGGAGGCCATGATGGTCCATCAGGCCAAGACGCTCAAGTCCGGCGGCGGACTCTCGAAGGAGATGGTCCTGACGAAGCGCGTGCGCAAGATGTCCGACGCGATGCTCCTCGCCTACGCGAAGTCCCGCATGCCGGAGTTCCGCGAGAAGGGCGACATCATCGCGAACAACGCGTCTGGCGGGGTGCTGGTGGTGAACGCGCCGGGCTCTAGCTCCGAGAGCTGGGAAGAGAAGTTCGGGGCCCCGGTCGACGCAGAGCACGAGGTGATCGATGAGAGCAGTGGAGCAGCTGATCAAGGAGACGATGGCGCAGTGGCCGGCGAGGATGCCGGTGAGCAAGCCCCTGACGCTTGAGGCGTTGCGGCAGTACGCGCAGTCCTTGGCGAACAACCAGAGAGGAGAAGGGAATGCTGGCGTTCAAGGTGGGTGACGAGGTCAAGTGGACGAGCCAGTCGGGTGGCTTCCGGAAGGAGAAGCTCGGCAAGGTGGTAGCCGTGGTTCCCGCGGCCCAGAAGCCGCAGGATTTCATCCCGGAGGGATTCAACTTCGGCAACGACGGGCGCCCGCGGCCCCACGAGTCGTACCTGATCCAGATCGGCAAGCGGCGCAAGCTCTACTGGCCGCGCGTGGAGTACCTGCAGCTGGCCAGTTGACAAAATGTGCGCGCCCCGGATAGACTGAGGCGAGCAACTCACACCTACGTCCAGGAGGACGCGGAATGGAAGAGACCCTCGAAATGCTGAGCAAGCTGGCCGCGGAGCGGGGCCTTGCTCTGGAAGTGCGCCGTGAGGCAGCCCACATCGCCCCGGATGGGCGCATGTTCGCTTCTCCGGAGGAGTACCACGTGTACAAGGGCAAGGAGCTGCTCTTCGCTTCCCTCGACGCCAATCTCGTGGAGCAGTGGTTGTGGCCCCAGCCGCTCGTTCCCGCTAGCCCCCAGGCCCTCGTCGCCGAGCGCGGATCCGTGTACGGCGCGCCGGAGGACAATCACGGCGCGACCGCGGACTTCTTCGCAACCTGGGTCGCGCGCAAGTACGGCTCGGGAACGCCGCTGCAGCTGTTCGACGCCGAGGACGTCGTCGCGTTCAACATCTGCCAGAAGCTGTCGCGTGCGGCCAACGCGCTCAAGGCGGACAACTGGCTTGACATCCAGGGCTACGCGCAGAACGCCCTCGACATGCCGGGCGGGGGTCGCCTGAGCGGCGCCGCGCCGGCCGGCTACGTGCCCGTTGCCCTTCCGCAGGCCGACGGCGACGACGGCTTCGGTATCCTCGGGCAGACCTACACGTTGCCCCTGGAAGGGGAGTTCCGGGTATGAGCCTCCACTGCCCGATCTGCCAGGGGCCCATCGAGAAGTTCCACCGGTTCGAGAACGCGCCGACCGCAGAGGAGATTGTCGCGGCGTGGGTCGAGCTTGGGAAGCCGACGTCGATGGACCTGTCCAACGACCTGTTCCTGCATCAGGCCGGTATCGTGTGGCCGAACCCGGACAACCTGGAGGCCGACGACCCGAAGCGCCAGATCCTCGGCATGAGCATCCGGGCGCACGAGGGCGCCGGCTTCTGGATGCGGCCGGCGGCGATCACCTACGCTCGGCTGCAGTGCATGGACTGCCACGAGTTCATGTCCCGCGCGATTCCGGCGGACGCGGTGCCCGTGGGGGCCGTGCTCCGCTGCGCGAAGTGCGAGATCAAGAACCAGGAGGCTCGGGCATGAGGCGCATCCTGCTGTCCCTGCTGGTGCTCGCCGCGCCGGCCGCCGCGGGCGTCGTCCCGTTGCACGCCGATGGTGAGTTCGTCGGCTCCGGCGTGGTCGTCGACGGCGGCGACATCCTGACCTGCGCCCATGTCCTGGACGAAGGGGTCGAGTGCGAGGTGCTCGCCTACGACGAGGACCTGGATCTCGCCCTGATCCGCGTGGACGAGCTGACCGGGGAGCCCACTCCGTGGAGCGTGCGCACCCTCGTGTCGGGCGACGCGGTGCAGGTGCACGCGTACTTCGAGGAGGAGCCGGTTGTGACGAGGGGCATCGCGTCCAACGCCAAGATGGGCTGGACGGATGCCATGATCCTGGCCGGCATGTCCGGCGGCGCGGTGCTGGACAAGGACGGGAACCTCGTCGGCGTCGTGGTGGGCGTCTTCGGCTTCGACGAGATCGACTACATCGGCGAGTTCATCACGCTCCCGACCATCGAGGAGTTCATGGAGGGTCGCGAGAGATGAGCCGCAAGTACGTCGGATTCGACATCGAGACGGCGAAGGTGATCCCGGAGGGGGCGAACCTACGGGACGAGCGCCCCTTGGGCGTGACGTGCGTCGCGTTCGACGCCGAGGACTTCAAGCGCACCATCGCGGCGGCCTCCGGCCAGATGACGCCGGCGGAGGTGCGCGCGGTGGTCGATCAGCTGGAGGAGCTGATCGGGAAGGGTTACACGATCGCCACGTGGAACGGGCTCGCGTTCGACTTCGACATCCTGGCCGAGGAGGCGGAGGTCGACGTCGCGAAGCGCATCGCGGTGATCGCCGCGAGCGAGCACCACGTGGACCTGATGTTCCATTTCGTGTGCGCGAAGGGTTTCCGCTGCAGCCTCGCGAAGGCGTGCGAGGGGATGGACATCGAGGGCAAGACCGAGGGCGTTACTGGTGCCGGCGCACCTGAGCTGTGGGCCTCGGGCGAGCGCGAAAAGGTCCTGGAGTACGTCGCGCAGGACGCGCGCATCCAGCGGCTGCTGACGGAGGAAGTCGCCAAGGCCGGCCGCATGTGGTGGGTGACGAAGAAGGGCACGCTCAGTAGCGTGGTGCTCGGCGAGCCGCGCGACGTCGTCGCGGCGCTGCGGCTCCCGGAGCCCGACACGACCTGGATGGACAACCCTCCGCAGCGGAAGTGGTTCTACTGGTGGACGAAACCCCACGGTGTAGACCTGAGCCCGGACCCCAAGGTATTCTAGCCGGCGCCGGCCAGGGGCCGCGCCAGAAGCGATCAAGTGAGCCTCGCCCCCACCCTCGTCTGGGAAGTCGACGAGGAAAACCAGCTCTCCCCGTTCCTGATCGAAGCGAACGAGGACCGCCGCCGCGTGACGTGGGCGCCTCAGCCGGGCAGCCAGGAAGCATTCCTGGAGTGCCCGGTTTTCGAGGTGCTGTACGAGGGTACGCGCGGGCCCGGCAAAACCGACGCGCTGCTGATGGACTTCGCGCAGCACGTGGGGCAGGGCTGGGGCGCGGAGTGGAAGGGCATCCTCTTCCGGCGGACGTACCCCGAGCTGGAAGACGTCATCCAGAAGTCGTTGAAGTGGTTCCCGCTCCTCTTCCCGAAGGCGCGCTTCACCAGCTCCCCGAACCCCGAGTGGACGTTCCCGGACGGCGAGAAGCTCTACTTCCGGAACATCAAGAACGTCGACGGCTACTGGGACTACCACGGCCATGCCTATCCGTGGATCGCGTGGGAAGAGCTGACGACGTGGCCCGACGACAAGTGCTACCTGATGATGATGTCCGTGTGCCGGTCTACCACGCCCGGCATGCCACGCAAGTATCGATCGACGACGAACCCGTTCGGCCGCGGACACAACTGGGTGCGCTCGCGGTTCCACCTCCCGATCGAACGGGGCAAGGTCGTCGGGCGCGTCATCCGCGAGACGGACGAAGATGGGGGCACCAACGAGCGGGTCGCCATCCACGGCTACCTGGAGGAGAACAGGGTCCTCCTGCACGCTGACCCCGGGTACAAGTCCCGCCTGCGGCAGTCCGCGACCAGCGAGAGCATGGAGCGCGCGTGGCTGCACGGCGACTGGGACATCATCGCCGGCGGGATGTTCGACGACATCTGGGACAAGGGCGTGCACTTCATCACGCCCTTCCCGATCCCGGACACGTGGATCATCGACCGCGCGTTCGACTGGGGGTCGTCGCGGCCCTTCTCCGTCGGCTGGTACGCGCAGTCCGATGGGTGCGACGTTCCGGGCTTCGGGCCGACGCGGCGGGGGGACGTCTTCCGCATCGCGGAGTGGTACGGGTGGACCGGGAACGTGGACGAGGGCTGCCGCATGACGGCGTCCCAGGTGGCCGAGGGGATCCGGGAGCGTGAGAAGCGCATCTTCGGGGAGCGCAAGATCCGCCCGGGACCCGCTGATTCCCAGATTTGGGCGACGGACCAGGACGAGTCCGTGGCGCAGATCATGGCGAAGTTCGGGGTCTACTGGGTCAGGGCCAGCAAGGGCCCCGGCACCCGGGAGTTGGGTTGGCAGCGGATCCGTGATATGCTACGGGTGGCCAAGCAGGGCTCACGCGAGGAGCCGGGCTTCTTCGTGTTCGACTGTTGCGAGCAGTTCTTCCGGACGGTGCCCAGCCTGTCTCGGGACAGTCGCAAGATCGACGACGTTGACACAGAGAGCGAGGACCACGTCGGGGACGAGGTCCGTTACCGGCTTTTCACGCGCCCGTCACGCATGGGCGTGAAGCCCTTCCAAGGAAGATAGGCCATGCCGATCGACACCACGCACCCCGAATACAAGGCCCGCGAAGACGACTGGCGGATGAACCGCGACGCCCTGGCGGGCGAGCGCGCGGTGAAGTCCCGCGGAATCGACTACCTCCCGGCACCCCCCGGGATGCCGGCGGGCTCCGTTAGCGAGTTCCTGGAGGGTGGAAAGCGCGTCGGGACGTCGCGCTACGCGCACTATCAGACCTTCGCCGAGTTCCCGGAGATCGTGGAGCCGGCGCTCAATGGATTCCAGGGTATCATCCACTCGAAGCCTGCGCGCGTGGAGCTGCCGCCGAAGATGAAGTACCTGATGGACGACTCGACCGTGGATGGCGAGTCGCTGCAGGTGCTGTGGCGCACGATGACGCGCGAGATCCTCAGCGGGGGACGCATCGGGTTGCTGTGCGACGTAGGAAGCGAGGACGACCTGCTGCGGTTCGCCACGTACAGCGTCGAGAACATCACGAACTGGCGCCTGGGCTCGAAGCGTACCGGTGAGAAGATCCAGTTCGTGGTGCTACGCGAGATCCGCGAGATCGATGCCCAGGACGATTCCTTCCGGGCGAAGGAAGTGACGTTCTGGCGCGAGCTGCGCATGCGCGAGGGCGTGTACCAGTCGCGTGTCGTCGAGAACCGGGATGGGCGATACGTCGAGGTGGAGCCCTGGGAGCCGGTGACCTACTTCGGGAAGACCTTCGACGAGATTCCCTTCCTGTCGGTGAACACGCTGGACATCGGGTTCCAGTACGGGGCGGTGCCCCTGTCCCCGCTCACCAAGCGGGCCCTGCGCATCTACCGGCTCACCGCGGACTACTACCGGTCGCTGTACAACAAGAGTGACCCCCAGGTCGTGCTGTCTGGGGTGATGGACGAGGATGTCCCCACGGCGATCGGGGGCCAGAGCATCTGGAACTTCCCCAACACCGACGCCAAGGCCGCGTACCTGGACATCGACGGCAAGGGGATCCCCCTGCAGCGGGATGCAATCAACGACCAATACGTTCGCTTCTGGGAGGAGGGCGCGAGACTCTTGTCGCCGGGCGACGCGGCCCCCGAATCCGGGCGCGCGCTGGCGAAGCGGGAGCACGCGAAGCAGGTCACCCTGAAGAACGTGGTGATCAACGCTGGCGACGCCCTGCAGATGGCTCTACGCAAGATCGCGGTCACCCTCGGCGAGAACCCGGAGCTGGTCGTGTTCCGTCCGGATCTGGACTTCGCGACCCCGACGATGACCGGGCAGGAAGCGTTCGAGTGGGCGCAGGCGCAGAACGCGGGCTTCCCCATCAGCGATGCGGAGCTGCACGCGCTCGCGGTGCGCGGCGGTGCGACCGAGTTCACGTTCGAGAAGACGAAGGAATTGATGTCCGAGGACATTCCGACTGAACTCCCGCCGCCGCGCGTCCCGAACCTGGACAACCGCGACGCGGTCCCGCCGGACGAAGACGAAGACGATGGCGACGGCGAATGACCGGTTGCAGGACATCCTCGTCACCCACGCGGTGGGCATCGAGCGTCTGAAGGCCGGCATGGTCTCGCGGGCGCAGCAGGTGCTCGACGAGGCTGAGAGGAACCTGCTCGCGCTTATCCGGGAGGTGATGGAGGACGCGCCCCCTGGGGGGCGCACCGCCACGCGAGCCCAGCTGCGACAACTGGACGCGGCGCTCAAGACGATCCGGGACCAGCGCGCCGAGACCTGGGCCGCGTACCGCGAGCAGGTGCGGCGGGAGCTGCGGGAGTTCGCCGAGGACGAGGCGGCCTTCAGCGCGTCGGCCCTGAAGCGGTCCATCGCGCTCGCGGAGATCGAGGTCGTGGCCCCGACCGTCCGGCGCCTCCGGACGGCCACCGAGGGGATGCCCTTCCAGGGGCGCCTGATGGGGGACTGGTTCGCTGACCTGGAGGCCGCGGATCAGGATCGCCTCCTGCGGAGCCTGCGCCAAGGCTGGGTCAACGGGGAGACCGTCGACGACATCGTGGCCCGCGTGCGGGGTACCCGAGCGGCCCGGTTCTCCGACGGGGCCCTTGGCTTGACCCGCCGGCAGGCGGAAAGCGTTGTGCGGACGGCAGTTACGCACTTCGCGGCGGCCACGCATGAGGAGGTGTGGCAGGCCAACGTGGACATCGTGACCGGGGTGAAGTGGGTCTCGGTGCTGGACGGGCGGACTACGCCGATTTGTCAGGACCGGGACGGCCGGATCGACCCCCTCCCTGGGCACGAGCTGCCGGAGGGGGCCCTGCGACTCGACCCCCCTGGCGCGCGGCCCCCGGCGCACGTCAACTGCCGATCCGTCACGATCGCCGTTCTCGGGGGCCAGGAGATCGTCGGAGAGCGGCCCTTCGTGACGGACACCCGCAACCGGCGCCGGCGTGAGATCGACTTCCGGCGTCAGGCCCGCGAGGACGGGATCAGCGTGGCCCAAGCTCGCCGCGCCTGGGCGGACGCCAACATCGGGCAGGTCTCGGCGGAGGTGCGCTTCGAGGACTGGCTGCGGACGAAGTCGGCCGTGTTCCAGGACGACCTCCTCGGCCCAACCCGTGGGAAACTTTTCCGAACGGGGGGCTTGACATTGGATAGATTCGTCGATCATACTGGACGTCGGTACACTCTTGCCGAACTTCGCGTTCGCGACGCAGAAGCGTTTCGCGCCGCTGGTTTGTGAGGCAAGGTTAACGTAGATCCGCCGAGCGGATCGCTTCGCCCAGATGCAAGGAGCACGGACGATGTTGCGCAAGCTGAACGAGAATGCCCCGTTCTTCGAGGATGACCCCCAGGGGGGTGGCGGTGGCGGTGGCAGGAAGAGCGTGGAAGAGGAGCGCGCCCAGATCCGCAAGGAGCTGGAGCAGGAGTACGCGGGACTCCGGACCAACCGTGACGAGGTGCTCGCCGAGAAGCGCCAGCTGAAGGAGAAGCTGGTGGCGATCGAGGCGGTCATCGAGGCGGCGGGAGGTTCGGACGGGATCAAGGCTCTGCAGGAGCTGAAGACCCGGCTGGAGAAGGACGAGATCGGCAAGCTGCTGACCGAGGGGAAGCACGAGGAGTGGTTCGAGAAGCGGACCGGCCGGATGCGCTCCGAGCACCAGCAGCAGGTGGAGAGTCTCATGGAGCAGCTGGAGGCCGAGAAGAAGGGCCGAGGAGCTGCCGAGAAGGCTCGCACCGACCTGATGCTGGAGACCGCGGTTCGTGCGGCTTCCGGCAAGATGGGCGTGATCGACTCCGCGGTGTCCGACGTGATTCTCCGCGCGCGTGGCGTGTTCAGCTTCGATCAGGAGCGTGACGCCCTGGTCATCAGGGACGAGAAGGATGGCGCGGTCCTCGGGAAGGACGGTAAGAATCCGATGTCCGTCGACGAATGGCTGGAGAGCCAGAAGGAGTCGGCGCGGCACTGGTTCCCGCCCTCGAAGGGTTCCGGCGCCCAGGGCGCGCATGGCAATGGCGCCGGCGAGCCTGACCCGTCCAAGATGAGCTGGGCAGATTACGCGAAGTGGCGCGAAGAGAAGGGGATGAGCCGGCCCAAGGGAATCCCGGGCTAGAGACTCCTCCTCGCAACGTTGCCCCTGACATCGGGGCAGGAGAACGATCCAAATGGCGAACGCCTTTCTGAACCCGGACATCGTCGCCCGCGAGGCGCTGATGCTCCTGCAGTCCCAGCTGGTGGCCGCTCGGCTGTTCAGCCGTGACTACGAGACCGATCTGAACGCCGGCGCAAAGGTCGGCGACACCATTCGCATCCGTCGGCGCGGTGCGGGCGTCGTGGACGAGTACAACGGTTCCACCGTGACCATCCGCGACATCGTCGAGTCGAGCATTCCGCTCACCCTGGAGAAGCACTTCGACGCGACGGTGAAGATCACCGACCGGGAGCGGACGCTGGATCTCGTCTCCTTCTCGCAGCAGGTGCTGGCTCCGCGCATGGTCGAGATGGGCGAACGCATCGACGCGTACGCCCTGGAGAAGCTGAAGGACCTGCCGGCGGTTGCCGGTCCGTCCGAGGCGGCTCCGGCGGCTCTGCCGAACTCCCTGACGACCCTGGCCCAGGTCCGCAAGACCCTGAACGACCTGAAGGTCCCGATGAGCCCCCGGTTCCAGATCGTCTCGACCGAGTACGAGCAGACCCTGCTCGGCGTCGGCGAGTTCGTGAAGGTCAACGAGTCCGGTGCGACCTCCGCCCTGCGCGAGGCCGAGCTGGGTTCCCTGATGGGCCTCATGTCCTTCATGGCGCAGAACGTCGATTCGACCACCCACACCTCGGGCACCGAAGTGTCCGCGGTCACCAACGGTGCCCTGGCGGCCGGTGCGACCAGCATCGCCTACGACGGCGCGTCGCTGGCGGCGGGAACGTTCCTGGCCGGGGACATCATCACGATCGCCGGCTACGGCAACGCCGTGGTCGACGCGAACGTCACCTCCGTGGCCAACGCGGGTACGCTCGTCATCCGTGAGCCTCTCCGTGAGGCGGTGGGTGACGGCGTGGCGATCACCGTGTACGACGGTGGTAGCAACACGCGGCAGAACCACGGCGCGGCGTTCCACCCGAACGCGTTTGCGTTCGTGGCGGTGCCGCTGGATACCCCCGAGGCGGCTCCGTCGTCCTACATCCAGGACCCGGTGACCGGTCTCTCCATCCGCGCGACGTTCGACTACGATCGCGACCTGAAGTCTGACGTCCTGTCGCTCGACATCCTGGTCGGTGCGAAGATGGTCGATGGTCGCCTCGGCGCCCAGATCGTCAAGGACATCCCGTAGTCCCTGTCCCGCCCCCGGTTCGCCGGGGGCGGGCACAGCGGGGAGGCGAACATGCAGAACTGTCGCTGGATGAAGAACGGCAAGGGCGAGGAGATCCGGGTGAACGACGCGCAGGTCGCGGCGTTCAAGAAGCGCGGGTACTCGCTCTTCGAGAAGCCGGTGGAGGAGCCGCGCGTAGCTCGGCAGGCCGGTAGGCAGATGAACATGGGCTCGGTGGTGCGGATGGAGCGCGAAGGCCAGTCGTGCTTCGCGGATCCGAGGCAGATCGAGGCCATGACGAAGGCTGGATGGAAGGTCTCCAAGAAGCAGCCGGTTCCCAAGGGCGAGGTGCCGGTGTACCGAGCGATCAAGGGCCGTGACCCGGTCATGGGTCGCATCCGGATGGTGCACGCCGCGAGTGGGGCCGAGTGCTTCGCGGACGACAAGCAGGTGAGCGCGATGGAGGCGGCCGGTTGGGTGGATCCCAGCAAGCCTGCGGCTTCGGCGGCAGCGGTGGTCGGCGGTGAGATGCAGATGAGCGTGCCGCCGATGATCGTCAAGCTGCAGCCGTTCAGCGCGCACGTCGAGCAACAGCTGCAGGGCGTGACCGAGGAGGTCGCTGGAGTGCAGTTCTCCAGCGAGGCTGAGGGCGCCCCCTGGGTTACGGCCGGAGGTCCTGGCAGCGGCGGCGCCATCGAGGCGGCTCCTGTACAGTTCTCGGCGCAGAATCCGAGCTGGGACTACCCGGTCATCGTCGCGCGCGCGCACTGCTGGATGCGGGTCGGCGTGTGGGCCGACCAGATCCTGTCGGGTCCGCCGGTGGTGACGAGCAACGCGGTGGAGATTCGTCCCAAGGCCGTCGCGCCCCAGTCGGATCCCGAGCCGCGTCCCAGCAAGTAGGGTTCCTACACTGCTGATCTGAGGGGGGCCCCGCGGGGCCCCTCTTCTGATCGGGGAGACGTTTCGTGGCCGCCAAGACCCCCAGCTACCTCCAGTTCGACGGCGCCGCGAACAGCTTCGCGAACTTCCAGGCACCCAACGCCGTGAACGCGACGGGGGACCTCCTCGTCACGTGGTTCATGCGCGTCCTGGAGTGGCCCGTCTCCAACGCCCTCATTTGGCAGGCCCGCGACAACTCCACCGACCAAGCCATCGGGGCGTTCCTGTACGCGGACCAGTTCGCAGACACCGTAGGCGGCGGGCGGCAGGTCACCGGCGACGAGTACTGCCTGGGGTTCCAGTGGCCTGTCAGCTCGGGGCCGACGATCGAGTCGTTCGCGGGTCCGGCGACGGGGGTGCCCCTCCGGCTCGGGGCGGTCTACCAGATCCAGATGGCGATGAAGTACAACAGCGGGGACGCGAAGACCTACTTCGCCGTGTTCATCGACGGTGCGAGCGTTTATCAGGCCAGTCAGACGGGGCAGATCCACGACATCAACGCCTCTGGCGACCCGATCATGCGGTGGGGGGGTTCCCCGATCGACAACTTCCTGGGGCTCGTCGACCACGAGCGCGCCATCATGGACATCATCCAGTGGCGGTGGGAGGTGGACCGCGGCCTCACGATCACGGGTGGGGAGATCGACGCCCCGGACGGGATGCTGGACTCGTTCGAGGAGCTGTCGCTGAACTCAGGCGTGGACACTGCCAAGTCCTCGGCCTACTTCCTCGGCGCCGGCTCGGGCAACGTCGTCGCCGACGAGGGCGCCTCTAACACCGGGACGTCGTCCGGCCTCGTCTGGGCCGACGCCGCCGAGGCGGATCCCCAGTTCCCTGCGCCCGGGGAGGCTCGCTGGGCCTTTGAGAACGTTGCGGGCTACGCGCTGCGAGAGAGCGACGCCCCCGACGTCTCGCCGCAGCCTATCTTCTCGCCCGTCGGCTCGCGGCCGAACCCGACGGCGGGCGAGCTTCGTCTGCGCCTGCACCCCTGCATCTGGAAGGAGCACGGGGACGGGCGCGCTCGGGACTACCTCGTAGTAGGGAACCTTGTGGGGGATGATACCGCGCACGTCACGATCGGCGTGGAGAACGTCAAGACGTCGAACTCCGGCGGCGTGACGTCCTCGCGCGCGGACGTCGTGAACCACGGCGGCGTTAGCGCCGCCGGCCAGATGCGGTGGGGGCGCGCGGACTTCTACGACTCCGGGGACACCACCTCGACGATGCAGCAGCGGCTCACGTTCTTCAACGGCGCCACCCTGGAGTTCGCCCTCGGCGTGAACGTCTCGGACTCGTCCGGCAACTACGTGGTGCGGACTGACTCCGGGACGGTGGACACCGGGGTCGCCCGCTCGCAGGGGCTCCACGAGCTGGCGATCAGCGTGACGCGCGACGTCGGTCTCACCACCTGCACCGTGCGCTTCTACATCGACGGCGACATGGTCCACGAGGAGGTCGGCACGACCCCGGGCGACGTGAACGGGTTCGGGATCCGCCACCGCGCGGACTCCGCCGCGGAGGAGGGCTTCTGGGACTGGATGGCGTGCAACATCCGGTACGGGAACACCCCCGCGGACTTCCAGGGGCTCGTGCCCGCGTCGGGGTCGATCGTCCTGCCGCTCCTCCAGCCCGCGGAGGGCGTGGCCTTCTTCCGCGGCGTGACGATCGACGACGAGCAGGCCGGCGCCTCCTCGCAGGAGGTGGGCGCCATCTCGTACACGTTCCGCCATTCTACCGATGGCGGTTCGACGTGGTCGTCCCCAGCTACCCTCAACACTGCGAACCTGCGAGCGCTGGCGTGCGCTGGCAACGGCCAGGACGTCCTGGAGATCACGGCCAGCTTCACCGCGGGAATGGATCAGATGAGCAGTGGTGCCCTGCGGCAGATTGATGTACAGTACGAGCCGGCGGTGACCATTGGTTTCGGAGACGCCGAGTCGGACCAGACCGACGGCGTTCTAATGGAGGCGGTGTAGCGTGGCCAAGCTCGGAGACCGTATCGTCTACAAGACCGGCGAGGCGATCGTCGTCCGGTGGCGAGTGCGCGTGGCGGGCGAGCTGCAGACTGGACTCGCCGGAACCACCACGGTGACCGTCTACGACGAGGCGGACGTCTCATTCACCACACCCTCCGTCACGGAGCCCATCACGGGCGTCTATCAGGCGTCGTTCACTCCGGACGCAGCTGGAACGTGGACCGTCACCATCGTTGAGTCGTCGGTCCCGGCGGAGGAGATTCGGGTCTACGAGGTGGCTGCGGCTGTCATCGGGGACCGCCTGCCGGACACCCTCAGCCTCGCCAGCATTCAGACCGAAGCAGAGCAGGCCCTGGAGACGTACCGCCTGGACGAGCTGGTGGCTGTAGCCGCGGGGTCCAATCCCGTCATCAGCTCGTTTCTGGATCGAATCCTGAACAAGAACGGGAGTCAGACCTTCAACCAAGCGGACGACTCCCTGGAGGCGATCAGGGATCGCGGCGATGCTGCGTGGGACACGGCTACCGGTTTTGCGGTTCCGGGTGACCAGATGAATCTGGTAGACGGAGCGATCACCGCGGCGAAGTTCGCCGCCGACGCCATCACGAGCGCCGTGCTGGCCACCGACGCGATCGGAGCAGCCGAGTTGGCCGCCGACGCAGTGACGGAGATCCGGGACGCGATCACGGCGGTGATCAACGATCTGACGGCGCAGGAGGTGCGGGATGCCATGAAGCTCGCGCCGACCGCCGGCACCCCTGCCGCGGGGTCGGTCGACGAGCATCTGGACACGATCGAGGGGCGCGTCGACGTCGCGACGAGCACGCGTTCTGCGCCAGGGGACGCGATGGACTTGGTTGCTGGAGCCGTGGATGCGGCTGCCCTGGCGGCGGACGCGGTCGGTGAGATCGCAGATGGTGTCTGGGACGAGCCGCTCGTGGGTCACGTGGCTGGCGGCTCTACCGGGGAGAACCAGAACCTGATCGACGACATCGACGCAGTGGTCGCGTCGAACCTGGATGTGGCGGTGTCCTCCAGGGCCGTCGCTGGGGACGCGATGGCGCTCACCGGAACCGAACGTGCTGCGGTGGTGGACGCGGTTCTGGACGAACTGCTGTCCGGGCACACTACACCCGGTTCCCTTGGGCAGGCGGTGTCGGACATCCTGGCGGATACCGCGGACGCGCAGCCGCGCGTGGTCCTGATCCAGAAGCTGCTGAAGAACCGCTTCGAGATTAGCACCGTGACCGGAGTCGCGACCCTGTACGATGACGATGGTACGACCCCGCTGCTGACGGCGCAGTTGTACCTGGATGCGTCCGGGGCTACTGACTACGATGGGACGGCGGCCATCCACCGAAGGGACGCACTCTCGTGAGCGTAGTGATTCAAGGCTTCGGCCAGGGTCCTGGTGGCGGTGGCGGGGTCACGATCAACCGGGTGGTGACGGAGATCACGGTTGAGGTGGACAACGAACCTGTCGAGGTGTCCCTGTTGACGCCCGAGGTGGACGTGTCGATCCTCACCACGCAGTTCATTCTGGAAGGGGAGTAAAAGGAAATGGCAACGAATGATCCCGGGATTCCCGTCAACTGCGATCTGCAGCGGCGCCGCGGGGACACGTGGCCCCTGGCAATTCAGCTCCTGCAGGCGGGAACCACGGATCCCTTGATCCCTGCCGGAATCGCTGGGTACACGTTCAAGTTGGCCGTGGACACTGAGAAGGAGCCGGGGGGCTCCGTGTCCAGCGTCACGAACGTGTTCGAGCGAGCCGGGACGATCACGGACGCGCCCTTGAACAAGGTCGAGTTCGCCCTGTCGGACTCGGAGGCGAACTTGATTCCTGGCCAATACTACTACGAGATCGAGATGACGGACACCAGTTCGGATCGCCGAACCCTCATGTACGGCAAGTGGATCGTGAAGCAAGACATCGCGAAGGGGGCATAGCAATGGCGTTCGTGAAAGAAGATGGAACTGGGCTCGCGAACTCGAACGCCTACGTCGATGCCGACTTCGTCGACGACTACGCCAACGATCGTGGCGGCGATGCGATCGCTACGCATGCGGCGTGGTTCGATCTTGGCACGTCCGAAAAGGAAGCGGCCATCATCCGGGCCACGGACTACATCGACGGGGGCCGGTATCGGTTCGTTGGGATCCGCAAGCTGACATCGCAGGCCCTGGAGTGGCCTCGGGTGGACGCGCGCTACACCGACGACGATCGCTCCGCCCTGGAGGTACCGATCGAGGTCCAGAAGGCGTGCGCCGAGCTTGCGTTGCAGGCCGCGGACGGCTCGGCCCTGGCGCCGAACCCGGAGTACGACGACTCCGGTCGCTTCGTGGAGGCCCTGGCCGAGCGAGTGGGTCCGATCGAAACGAGCACCCGGTACTCACAGGCCGGGGCCCCCACGAACTTCAGGAAGTATCCGCGGGTCGACAAGATCCTGCGCTTCCTGGTGATCGGCGGGCGCGAGCTACTGAGGGCCTAGCGCATGGCGAACGCGACCCACATTCGGCTGGCGGCGACGGCCAAGCGGCTCATCGAGAAGAACGGGCGATCCGTGACGCTGGTGAAGGTCTCGGCCACGTTGGCGGACGCGACCAAGCCCTGGGATGGGGTGGTGGCCACGAGCCCTACCGAGACGACGGTCATCGCGGCGTTCTTCGATGACACGACCTTCGATTCCGCGGGCACGATGGTGCACCGGAAGAACGTGGGCACGGTGATGATCGCCCAGGATTCCCTGGGTTCCGGCGTGGATCTGTCGACCTACGACGTCGTCAACGACGGGAGCAAGCCCCGGAAGATCATCCGGCGCCTGAAGATCGCGCCGGGGGACGTGGTGATCGCCTGGATGCTGGAGGTGGAGCTGTAATGGCGATGGCCGACCAGGAGCAGGCCCGGGACGAAATCCTGGACCTCTTCAAGACCGCGTGGGATGCCGGCCTGGAATCGGCCGGGATCGCCGTGGTCTATCTGAACGACGGGCAGCAACCCCCAGACGCCCAGGAGACCGGCGAGGCGGGGTCCCCCACCCCCTGGGCCCGGGTATCGCTGTTCCACGCCACCGGAGGGGCGACGACCCTCGCCGGGGGCCTAGGGGCCCACAAGGAGACCTCTGAGGGGTTCCTCCAGTGCGAAATCTACGTGGCCCCTGCTCAAGGCTTGCGACAAGCCGACAGACTTGCTAAGATCGTCAAGAACGCCTTTCGCGGCCAGAGGACGGCCGGAGGGGCCACGTTCCGGAACGTGCGGCACCAGGAGATCGGGCGCGACGGCGTCTGGTTCCGAATGGATGTCCTGGTGGACTTCGAGTACGACGAGATCGTCTAGCCACGCGAGGAGAAGGAAAACGTCATGGCGCTCCTGAACAAGATCAGCTCCAACTCGACGGGCCTCCGGTTCGCCGAGGAGGACACCCTGAAGACCGTGTCCGGGGACGAGGTCTGGTACGGCCTCGATCCGAACACGTACAACGATTTCGGGGGCGAAGTGCAGCTCGTCGCTCGGAATCCCATCAACGCCGACCGCCAGAACCGCAAGGGCGTGGTGACGAACCTGGAGGCGGCCGGCGGCTGGAACAACGACCTGACCCAGGTCAATCTCCAGCGGCTGCTGCAGGGCTTCATGTTCGCGAGCTTCCGCGAGAAGGACAACGTCGCGAACAACGCGGCGGGCACCCCGATTACGGACCTGACCAGCAACGTCTTCACCGTCACGGCGCACACGTTCGTGGTCGGCGACCTGCTGAAGGGTTCCGGCTTCGACGACTCGGCCAACAACGTCCTGATGGAGGTCTCCGCGCAGACGGCGACCACGATCACGGTCGTGGGCCCGACGCTGGTCGATGATGCCTCGCCGGCCGCGTACGCCTTGGGCGTCGAAGGTGCGAAGCTCTACAAGGTCGGGCACCAGTTCGCGACGGATGACCTCTCGGTCGACGTATC